AGCACTAGAAGCATGTGCGCGTGGTAAAATGTGGGAGATCTATGAACCGACACCTCTCACAAGAGAGTGGTTGGAAGAGAATAAATATATCGATAAGTAAAGTCATACATGGTCGCTGGTAATCCTTGTTATACATCCTTCCCGCCGTCGCTTCCTGAGCGTACGACGAGTGCTGCGACCTTGTATATCAAACCGAGGCAGGGGGTCATCACACCTCCTGTCCCACCTGAACCTGGTCAACAGGTTCGTTTGACTGTCGGCAACTGTTATGGTCCTGAGTCTCCCTTGCCTACCACAGGTGGCAATGTTCTCTACCCGAGACCAAAGCAAACCATCACAGACCCTCCTCCGACACCCACTGCTGCTGATGCTATCCGTATCACAGTAGGCAACTGTTATATACCTGGTGAACCACCCCGTGTGGTCACTCCTGACGCTCCCGACGCTCCTGGGGTCACGTACCGCAGACCCAGGGTCGGTGAAGTCATCACACCACCAGCAGCACAACCTGGTGATCTCGTTCGTGCGATCGTAGACAACTGCTATGGTCCGAACACTCCTAGTCTTAAACCAGATACTGGACCTTACATCCAGAAACCTAGACCAACGATTGACCTTCCTGATCTACCTCCTAATGGATCGGATGTAATCAGGCAACTAGTTGGTAACTGTTATGGACCTATCCCTGATCCACTGACTCCTGATCCTGGTCCATACTATCCAACTCCTAGGAATCCAGACGATGAACCTCCGATCGATCCTCCTCCTGGTCTGATCATCAGGGAGATTGTGAATCGATGCTACCCAGAGATCATTCCTCCGTCTCCTCCACCAGACGATGATCCTCCTGTAATTAAACCTGAACCACTATTCCCAGATCCACCACCGTGGAAATGGTTGTGTGACTTGTTCCCTGATCTACCTATTTGTGACACTGATTTCGGTCCTATTGTTGGTCCAGAACCAATCCTTCCTGGTCCTAACTTACCCGAAGGTCCTGACTGTAACGATGTAGAGATCGGTCTGATTAATAAAATTGTTGTCCGACATAATTATCCTAAGGAGAAGGACAAATACAAATTTATTTCTGGTCCTCGTAAGGGTGAGATTCTCACCTGTGATAGAGGCGAGCCACCCGATGGTCCAGAACCTCCTATCGAACCTTGTGTCAAGGAGTATTTGGAATGTTTGTTCAAACCATATGCAACTGGTACATACAGGTCACCACCAGCATCGTGTGACACGTTCTACTTCCGTGGACAGAATGCCACGACGAAGAAGATTTGTATTGCCAACTGTCATCCAGAACGTATTCCTATCTACGAATACATCATCGAAGGTGATGCTAAGAACGTCATGCTCAGTCCTCTGGCAGATGACTTAGGTACTGGTAGTGGTTCATTTGTTAAGCACAATCTTCGTGTGGTAACAACAGACGTTGCTGGTAACTACAACGGTAAGAAAGTATTCTGTGTAGCAGGTTCAAAGTATTTTAGTAACACCAATACTATTACTCAGACTGCTTCGCTTGGTGGTGCAAGTGTGACATTTAAGATCGAACCTGTACCTGATGGTGGCAGCGATAAAGATAGTCGCTGGTGGATTGAATCGTTCAGTGGTAACCTACCTTCGGTGGGAACTTCTGTTGACTATACATTCAATGCTGGTCTGAGAGACACCACTGTGAAACTTGAAGTCATTGCTGGTTCTGGTACTGCTGCTGACCATAGGTATGGACTTACTCCTCAACCAGATAAGTCAGGGTATCAGACTACTAACAATGGAGAACCTGTCTTCTACCTGTTGAAGGACCGTGTGCGTGGGTCAGTGCCTGTGTTCAGGTACTACTCTGATGCATTGAAAGATACGTTCTTGACTATCAACCCAGGTCAACCTGATAGTAAGGGTGCTGGTGAGAGAGCGAACATCAATGCTGGTGGATACCAAGAAGGTATGGTCCTAGGTTTTGCTTTTGCTAACAAGGATAAATCCAGCGGTTATCTATTAGAAGACGAAGAGATCCAAGAACTTCATCGTTACTTCAACGGTAACCATGCTGAACTAGATGTTCAGTTTGATTCTAGTGGCAATCTCGTTTGCACTGGTAGTGGTAGTGGTCGTGTTGCATTGAAGATTGACTGGGATGATAGTAGAGCGGACGATGGAAGACCCTTTGAAAGGATTTCTGTCCAAGGAAATACTGTCACTCGTAATAGTGAGAAAGGATCTGCTAGTGCAATGATCAATGTCACTGGTGGTCAAACTGTCAGTGTCAGTTACCAGGGTAGATCTGGTAACATGATCAGAAAGAATAACAACCGTAGTCTTTCACTTGGTGACAGCGACAGCAATGACAATGCCCGTATTGAAATCGGTGGTGTCAGTGGTGGATACAATGAGAAAGATAACCACAAGTATTCAATCGTCAGACAGGCAAGAGTAGAGACACCTCCTAGGTACAATCCTAAGAGACAGTCTTATTTGATCCCTGGATTCGTTGACACACCTTTCACCATCACATACAAGATCAAGAAAGGTAGTGCAGGACAGTTGAACTCTTGGGGTGTTGCCATCACTGATAAAGATGGTGATGATATCTATTGGAATAGAATCATTGAGGCGAACACTACCAGGGATGTCCCTACTACACAGTATCAAATTCCTATTGATGTTCTGAGGCAGCACGCAGGTAAGGAGATTGTATTCTTCTTGCTACCTGATGGTGGTGATCGTGGTGCTAGCGATAACCAAGAAGTCAGCATGAGTAAGTCTGGTAACCACTATCATACTGATTTGTCAAACCAGAACGGTCATGTCTTCTTCGCTAACCCGAAGATGAACAATGATAATAGGAACAAGGTTAAGTTTCATGGTAACCATGAGCAATGGTGGGAAGATCTAGACGGATCTGATAGTGATGAAGACTATGATGACTTCAAGCTGTCGTACAGAGTGCAGTTTGCAGGGTCTGAGTGGGAGTATGAGGGCATCGAATGCTATGTCTATGATCGTCCTGCACCTCCACCGACAATGATTCCTATCATCGTACGTGAACAGTGTAATGAACCATTGTTCAACGGTGTGTTCCGTGATGCTTTCGTCATGCGCTCTGAGTGTGGACCTGCTACACCAGCCAACAGCAGTAACAACGAGAGTTACTCTAAGTCTGGTAAATGTGATGGTGAGTATACACACACCATTAACAGAGGACAGGTACTCAAAGCGAAGAAGAGTGGTAACCTCAGTCTCCGTGCGTTCGGTGCTCTCATCAGGTCTCCTGAGATTGAAGAGTTGAGATTCAGTTTCATACTCCAAAAGGATTCAGGTTCTGGTTTCCAGACACTAATTGATTGGCGGGGTACAGTTGCTATCTGGCCGAACATTGGTTACAACTTCGGTGACTTCACTGTTGCTAAGGGTGACAGACTCAAATGGAGAGTGCAGCAGATTGATCGTGGTCCACGTTCAGGTCTCGCGTCTCTTGGATTCATTATCTTTGATAGAGATGAAGAAGTCTTTGAGAAACCTTGGAACCTGGACATTGGTACTGCTCCTATTACTGGTGAGGCAGAGGGTAGATCAGAAGTCACGTCTGACAACCCTAGGATCGGCAACCAGGTGGGTCTCGGTAACATCACAACAGGTGGACGCATCAAGAGACTTTCTATCCGCCTATGGGATAAGAAATCTTCATCGTGGTCTAAGAAAGTTGCTGTCTGGGACAACGGTCAGTTAGATACCAACAATGCTAATGGTCAGAACGCTGAGTGGGATGACACATACTATGGTGGCAGTGAGTTTAAGAGTTATCTTCCTGACGAAGGTTTCTATGAGGGTGGTGGCAACAGCAGGAATGGTCACATCATGAGTAGTAACATTGACTCTGATGGATCTTTCACAGGCAAACCAAACGTAAGGAATGGCCGCGGCATCTTCTACAATGGTTTGTTCGAGCATGGTAGAGGACTGATCTGTAAACCATCGTTCGATCACCCACTGTTGAAGGACTACGTACACCATTCAAACACTCATGGTTTTACTGGGTGGTTTGCACAGTGGAGTTCTACTCAGAGATCAGAGACATATCAAAATGTCCTTTCAGACTTCGATGAATACTATGCTAGTGGTATCACTGGTCCTGGTAGTGGATTCCCCGTAGGTTCTGCTGTCACAGGCAATGGTCAGTACAGTAAGATGTCATTCATGCATGACTATATCCTAGGTCAGAAGGATGATGAAGGACAGGTGACAGAAAACGGACCAACTGCTAAACTACGTATGGCGTTCTGGCCATATGCTGTGATGGGCAGTCATAAAGGTGCTGGTAATCCCAGGTATGCAAATGCTATATACTGGGCGTGTGCTGTTGAATGCTTTGACGTTCTGGATAGGGGTGCAGCATATTGTAAAGGACAAACCTTTACTATGACATGGCCACCTAGACAGAAGCAGATTGATAAGTATCAAAATGCTAACTCACCGAACGCTAGCACTCCCTACTATCCTAGGGATCGTAATGTCTTCCCTGAACATAACATTCCTGATAGAATCAAAGCAAGAACAGTTGGCAACGATGCCAATGACAGGTATGATGATACCTATTCCCCTAAGGAGGTCTTCTACCAGGAGTCTCACAACAGGGACTCAAACCTATGGTTCCTCTGTCAATCAGACAGAAAGTTGGACCGTGTTAAATTCAAAATTGAAATTGAGGAGGTCGAATGAGTAGAGGGTTTGGCGACAATGGAGGTCGCTCTCAAAATACTAATCGTAGGATCGTGGATGGTGTCAAGAAACTGACAGGTCTGCAAAAGATCCTACGCAAATATCCAAACGATCCTGCTGGTCGTAAGAAGATGCTGAAACAATGGAAGAAGTATCACTACGGTTGGATGGGTGAACTGGATCGCATCGATGAAGATCCTTCCGTCATGGAAAATGTAGACCTTGCACTTGAAGGTCTGGATGAAGTGACTCCTGAGATGCCAAAGGAACCTATTGTTATTGATCAGGCACCTACACCTGAACAGATTGAGAAGATTCGTAATGCTATTGGTAAGGACTAATGTTCACCAAATTAAAAACTCCTAACACCTTAACGTATCGTGAGGTGAAGAGGATTCTTGTCGGTCAGGACTTCCCATGGTTCTGGACCGACTTTACAGTAATGAATGCTGGGGAGAGTGAGTGGAACAACGATGGGTTTTATAGTCACATCCTTCTGGCACGTCCTAGGTTCGGTGACATCCAAGGACCGTTGTTCTCTGCACCACAGTCACAGTGGTTGGAAAAGATCTATCCTATTATTGAGGAGGTTGTCTCTGCTAACCCTGATCTAAACATCAACACACTGCACAGGATCAATGCTAACCTGGTGCATGGTGGGAACGAACTGATGACCCCACCTCACCTGGACCACCAGTTCCCTCACTGGAACATGCTGATCTACTTGACAGATGTCGGGGGACCTACTATACTTACAGACGAATCGTTCAAAGAGATCGATTCATTCCATCCCAAAGAGGACGACATCGTTGTCTTTCAGGGGTGGCATGGTATGATACCACCACCGCAAGGTCGTCGAATTGTACTTGTTGTTACGTTTTCCTAACAAAACTGTCACAAGGGTATACAATTTGAACGTTGTGGTATTATATATATCTTGCAGTTCTCTTTACGAACTGTAACAAACGAGACATGTCGAGTCTCTATTCATCTGCGGGTAACCATTCCGCAAGTAACTAAAAGGTATTAACACATGATCAAATCTCTCTTCGCCGCAGCTGCTGCTGCCCCTCTCTTCGCTGGTGCTGCTTTCGCAGGTCCTTACGTGAACGTCGAGACCAATGCTGGTTGGACTGGTGCTGATTACACTGGTGCTACGACTGATTTCCACGTAGGTTACGAAGGCGCTCTGGGTGAGTCTGCTTCTTACTATGTGCAGGGTGGTGCAAGTCTGGTCTCCCCTGATGGTGGCGACAACGACACCGTTCCTTCTGGTAAGGCAGGTCTGGGTGTTGCTGTGACCGATGCACTTGGTGCATACGGTGAGGTCTCCTTCATTGGTTCTGGCGACGACGCTATTGACCGTGGATATGGCGCTAAGGTCGGTTTGAAGTATTCCTTCTGATCCTTACGTTGATATAATATATAAAGGGAGGAGCAATCCTCCCTTTTTTTATCCTTGAATTATTATGGCAAAGAATCCTGGCGGCACAATCATCTACACAAGACCTGGGTGCCCTTACTGCACCAAAATTAAAGAGGTTTACAGAATGCGTGGTTGGACGTATACTGAGTACGTCCTAGATCAACAGTTCACAAGGGCACAGTTCAAAGAAGAGTTTGGACAACGTGCTACCTTCCCCCAAGTGTTGATCAACGGAAGTAGAATCGGTGGATGCACCGAGTCTATTAAATACCTTCGTGAAAATTCCTTTATCTAATGAGCAACTGCAACGAACAAGAACTGTATGAGTTGGTAGAGAAATCTATTGACCTTGCTATGCAGGAACATAAGTTCTTGTTCAGGATGTATCCATACTTGAAAGCGAACAAATGGACTCGCCGCGAGGTCAACCTGTTCATTGAGAGTGCAACAGCATCAAATCTAAACTTCATCATCTTGGAGTTGGAAGGTTACATCAAGGGAGGTGACAAGACTCTTCGTGAAGCGTACGGTCACATCCCTAAACCAAAAGCGAGGAAGATCAAAGACTATCTCTATGGCATCCTCGAAGACGCATGGAAGTACCATGCAGAACGTAAACCAGGACGCAAACCTGGTAGCAAGAACCGCAAAAGACTCACTAAATAGTTAGTGGGTCAACACATAGGAGGAACGCCATGGCAGATGCATCATTTCTTTATATTGCATTCTTCCTCACGATCGGAAGTTTCGTTCTGGGATTCGTTGCATCCTGGAATCTGAAACATGTCTTTGATGTTTGGGTAGACCGTGCGGACTACGCCAAAGTCGTTATGCATCCTGAGATGTATGAGGATGGGGAACTCACAAACGAACCCCTCATTTACTTGCACATTGACGATGATGATGATATGATGTTTGACGAAGACGATTGAGGTCGAATGATCCTTGTTGATATGAATCAGGTTTGCATCAGCAACCTGATGGTTTCCTTGACAAGCACTAACACGATAAGTGAAGGACTAGTTCGTCACATGGTCTTGAACTCACTGCGACATTATCGTAGTAAGTTCTACAAAGACTATGGTGAACTGGTCCTTTGCTATGACAGTAAGAACTACTGGCGTCGTGCTGCTTTCCCATACTATAAAGGTACACGAAAGAAAGATAGAGAGAAGTCTTCACTTGACTGGAACGAGATCTTTGAGGTATTGAATCGCATCCGTGATGAGATCAAAGAGTATCTTCCCTACAAAGTTATCGAAGTAGATGGTGCAGAAGCAGACGATTTGATTGCTTGCCTTGTTAAGGACCAAGCGTACAGAAACATTCGGTTGCAGAACAATATGCAACCAGCAAAGAAAGTTTTGATCCTCAGTGGAGACAAAGACTTCCAACAACTACAACGATATAAATTTGTACACCAGTACAACCCCATCCAAAAGAAGTTTGTGATGTGTGAAGATCCTAAACAGTATCTTCTGGAACACATCATCAAAGGTGACAGAGGTGATGGCATTCCTAACTATCTGTCTGACGATGATACGTTTGTTAGTGGTAAGAGGCAGCGTCCACTGTCCAAAGTTAAACTTGCACGGTGGGTTGACATGGCACCAGAACAGTTCTGTGATGAGGTTACCTCTCTAAACTATGAACGCAACCGCAAACTGATTGACTTCGAGTGCATCCCACAGGAGGTTAATGAAAACATCATAAATACATTTGAAACTACTGAGACCCCTGGACGGGGGCAAATGTATGTCTACTTTGCTCGTCATGAATTGAACGAGATGCTCGACCACATTACTGATTTTTGAAATGAAATTGCTTATCTCCGAAGTCCTACAAAAGGCACACAACGCCAAGACAAAGGCAGAGAAGATCAAAATTCTTCAACAGAACAACACACCAGCACTGAGGATGATCTTCATCATTAACTATGATGATTCAATCATATCCTTGATGCCTGAGGGTGCTCCTCCCTTCAATAAGAACGAAGCACCTGCTGGCACAGAGCACACTCATTTGGAACATGAAGCACGACTCCTTCATCACTTCTTCAAGGGTGGTTCCAACCTCAAACCAATGAAGCGTGAGCAGATGTTCATTCAACTGCTCGAAGGTCTACACCCTGATGAAGCAGACGTAATCATTAAGGCAAAGGACAAGGAACTTGGTAAGAGATACAAAGTCACCAAAGCCACTGTCTCTGAGGCATTTCCTGAGATTCAGTGGGGTGGTCGCTCTTGAAAGTATTACATACAGACTGTGATCCTGCACTCGCTCAGGACAGGTCCCTCCCGTACACCGCATACCTTGTTGAGTACCTGCAAGATGGTATGACGCACTTTGATATTGTGATTGGTAGAAATCAAGTAGAGATCTTTGATCATTACTATGACAACTACAAGCAAGACTTTGTAAACATGACCCAGACAGAAGGGAGAGTTAATCCTAAACTGTGGGGTGTTCAGCAACCCAAGGAGAACAAGAAGAAGAGATGAAGAACTCTATGTACACGTTCAACATCAAGAAACCTGATGATGAAGAACAACCTTGGACGGATCAAGATAGTAAGATGGTTGCACTTACCAGCATGGGTTTCCTTGCTGGATTAGTCTTTGCACCATTTCTTGTATGGGCAGCATGGAATATCTGTATGCCTTCCTTATTTGGATTGCCTATGATAGGATATGTACAGTCCCTGGCACTATATTTACTCGCTAGACTTCTTATTAAATGAAACCAAAAGTATGCCTTGTCTCTGTCACTCCTGATGCAGAGAAAACTATCGGGTACATCGCTCGTGTAAGCAACCCAGCAAACCAGAACAACCCTAAGGTTGCTGGTCTGTTGAAGTATTGTATTCAACATGGACACTGGTCTGTGTTTGAGCAGGCAACGATGACGTTGCAGATTGAGACTACCAGGGGACTGGCAGCTCAAATTTTGCGTCACCGTTCGTTCTGCTTTCAAGAGTTTTCCCAACGCTATGCAGACTCCTCTGCACTGGGTGACATCTCACTGCCTGAACTGCGTCGTCAAGACACCAAGAACAGACAGAATAGTATCGATGACTTGGATCCTTTTGTGGTTCAGAAGTTTGAGATCCTCATGCAAGACCACTTCAAGCGTGGTATGGAACTGTACCAACAGATGCTTGAAGCAGGCGTGGCAAAGGAGTGTGCTCGTTTCGTGCTTCCCCTCGCCGTAGGTACAAAACTCTACATGACAGGAAATCTTAGGTCATGGATCCATTACATCAATCTGCGTTCTGCAAACGGAACTCAGAAGGAGCACATGGAGATCGCTGAACTCTGTAAGCGTCACTTCATCTGTCAGTTCCCTACTGTCTCTGAGGCATTGGGGTGGTGTGACAGCACATGTGACTGCCCTGAGGACGACGATCCTTGTTATCAATCTGCACTTCTTATCCCATGATGAAACAGTATCCCTATCAGATTTGCTACACCATGAACAGCACAGGCAACCGCCACCATTACAAACCGTACATGGCATCCTGTCAGAGTGAGGCAAAGAAACTATTTGAAGCAGACATGCCATCGTGTAAATACATCTGCGCCATCGCACTACCACAGAACAGGAGCATCTGACCATGCCTACATATTCCGTAATAAATAAGGTCACGGGCGAGAAGAAAGAGTTCTCCATGACCATGAAAGAATACTCCGATTGGAGAGATGCCAACCCAGACTGGGATAAAGATTGGCAAGCGGGAGTCGCAGGTACTACCTACGGCAAACCCAAACAGTCGGACGGATTCAAGGAAGTGATGCAGAAGATCCAATCCGAACACCCCAGAGCAAACCTTAGTAACTACACCTGATATGCCTGCTGCCCGTAAGCGTAAAACTCCGAACATGAAAGGTATGACTCCTAAACAAATGCGACGGAAGAAACCGATCAACCTCGATCACCTCAAAACTATCGAACCCCTGACCCAGAATCAGGAGAAGGTCTTTGAGGCATACGCCGAGGGCAAGAACCTGGTGCTGCACGGTGCTGCTGGTACAGGTAAGACTTTCATCAGTCTCTACCTTGCTATGCAACAAGTGCTAGATCCTGAGTCACCCTACGAGAAGATCTACATGGTCCGTTCGCTGGTGCCTACCAGAGAGATCGGGTTCTTGCCTGGTGACCACGAGGATAAGAGTAATCTGTATCAGATTCCTTACAAGAACATGGTGAAGTATATGTTTACCATGCCTGATGACAATAGTTTTGAGATGCTCTACGATAATCTGAGAGCACAAGAAACTGTATCGTTCTGGTCTACATCATTCATCCGTGGTGTTACACTTGACAAGTGTATTATAATTGTAGATGAGTTCTCTAACTTGAACTTCCATGAACTTGACTCCATCATCACTCGTGTTGGTGAGGATGCCAAGATTATCTTCTCTGGTGACTACTCTCAGTCCGACCTCATTAAGAGCAATGAGCGTACTGGTGTGCTAGACTTCATGAAGATCCTTCAAACCATGCCATCATTTGAATGCGTGGAGTTTGGTATTGAAGATATTGTAAGATCTGGTATCGTACGAGAGTATCTTATCAGTAAGAACAACCTCGGATTTAATTAATGAAAAAATTTAATCATGTAGGTCCTGCAAAAGAGATCGTTGAACTTGACAGCAGGACCACACCGAAGGGTCGTTTCTATAAAGCACCCAACGGTAAATGGTATCCATCTGTGACCACTGTCACAGGTCACAAAGCGATTGAGGGTATCAAGAAGTGGGAGCAACGAGTTGGTTGGACCAAGGCGGAGTCGATCCGTCGTTCATCATCATGGAGAGGAACTAAGTTTCATGGAATCGTCGAAGAATACTTCAAGGGTAACTTGGAGAAAGTTAAAGAGAGCAAAGGTCTTCCCTCGTACCTTTTTGGGTTTGCTCGTGAGACTCTTGATCGTATTGATAACATTCACTGTCTTGAAGCCCCTCTTTATTCTGACGATCTATGCCTTGCTGGTCGTGTTGATTGCATTGCTGAGTTTGATGGGGAGCTTGCTATAATTGACTTCAAGACTACTGGCACTCTGAAAAAAGAGGACTGGTTGCACAAGTATTTTGTACAAGAAGCAGCGTATGCTTACATGTACTATGAACGTACTGGTGTTGAGGTCAAGAAACTTGTGACACTTTCTGTCGCGGAAGATGGTCAGACCCAAGTGGTGCAGAAGTATGATAAGATACCGTATGTTGACACGCTCTGCCAATGGATCAAGGACTATCGTTACTTTCAGGAGAGCATCGCAGCATGAAGGAACTGGAAGAAAACTTTATGACACAGAACAAATTCAGTGCTCTTGTTGAACACACAGTTCAGAACAACAACGGTCTTATCAACTACATCGAAGCAGTTGCAGCGGTGTGTGAAGAGTATGAGATCGAAGTTGAAATGGTAAGTAAACTCATCAGCAAACCACTCAAAGATAAAATCAAAGCAAATGCACAGCAACTCAACTGCATCAAACGAACCAGTCGTGGAATCCTCCCCCTCTGAGGAGAAGATTCATCCTAAACTGGCACGGTCACTGGGTCCCAACAATACTATTGAGAAGATTATTCCACCAGACGTGGAGTGGATTGACGATGCATTCTATATTAAGAAGACACGCTTCGGTCTCTTCACATCTATCTTGAAGCGTCCCCTTGGTGCTCACTTCATCACTGGTGGTACTGAGGAAGGTGTTCTTACTATGACACGCTGGCATCTGAAAGCAATTCAAGATGGATCTATTGATGATTACACACGTACCATTAACAACGGAATCGTA